TTACATTTGCCCGCGGATCTGGCCGTCATATTCTGCGATCTCGATCTGGCCAGTTCTCATATTTACGCCCATAATCATTTGAGTGTCGATCGCTTCGGTTGCTGCGAGCTTGGTCGTGACAGCGATCTGGGTGCTTACGAGCTGTCTCGTTTTGTTCGGTGCAAATTTGAGCGTGATCTGGATCTGCCTCTTGGTGGTTGCCTCTGTGTTCGGGTTCTGAATGTTCTCGGCCACCTGCATGAGCGCCTCGTTGAGCTTTTCAGCAAAAGCACCGCCAGCGAGAGTCTCGAGGTTGATGTTACTCTGTACGCTTGTTTTCTTCATTTTCTGGATCCTCCTTCTTGGTCTTGGAATTGTTCAGCTCGTCAATACGAAGGCTGAGCTGGTAGGTCGCATAAGCTACCATGTGGAGCTCTGCGGCTTTCTTCTTGGCGTCTTTGTGGGTTACTACGGTTCCGATTGCTGACAAGATCAGGAAAACGGCCCATAATGCGCACACGGCGGCGCCGAGCGTGATTTCTGCTGCGGTCATTTCTTCTGTTCACCTCCTCCCGGTGTGTTTGCGGCCCTGAGAGCGCACTCGGTACAAACTCCAGCGGCTCCCGCTGCCTTTACTTGACGCGCAAGCTCTGGCTCCCAGCACTCCCGGCCGCAGCTCGGGCATGTGACGAGGCGCCAGTCTGGGTGCTTGCTTGCGTCTGGTATATTGGAGCGGAGCGGAAGGCATATAAGCCCGCCGTCTCCGGGTTTCCACGGTTTTATTGTTATGTTCATGTTATGCCTCCCAGTTCCAGAGCCCCTGCTGGCCTTTGGCTTTTATGGGCTCCGGCAGTTCTTTGATGTTTCTCAGCTCCCATGCGTAACGGCCGAGAGAATAATCTCCGAGAGCCTTTTCGGTGTCCGGCAGAGTAGAGAGGTATTCTTCCGTTATGAGGTGGCACGCCACAAGCTCAGCCGTTGCAATTATTTCTCCGTAATTGAAATATGTCAGGAGCTCACCGTTTGCCATGCTTGCTTTTTCCAGCTTCTCAACCATGAGCCCGAAGGCTTTTTCTGACAGAAGCGGTACGACTTGGCGTATTGGTTTGACTGCTGCATGGATCGCAATCGGTCCTCTGTATTTCGTGGCCCAGCTTCTTGTCTCGTTGTGTTTTACGCCGGCGGCTACAAATTCGGCCCACGGCTGCCATATTGTTATTGCTTTCATTTAAGCTCCTTTCTGGATAGCTGAGGCGCTCCAGTTCTTCGCGAAGGCCTCCGTGCTCTGATAAGGGCAAAAGAGCTGGCCGTCTCTGGTTTTCACCTCGAAGCGTCCACGGCTGCGGATATATCTCACGATCAGTTCGTAACGCTGGCCGGTGATAAATCCCATTGATCCGGTTGTCCCGGTGAATGTCGCAATAATCTGGAGCGATCCGGTTTTACTCTTTGGGTTTTTCAAATCATTAAGCGCGCGTGTCAGCATTGTGCGTTCCTCCCTTTGTCTTTTTCAAAAATTCCAGCGTACCCAGATGATTGAGGCCGATCTCATAGTCTTGGATCTCGCTGCGTTTCAAGTGCTTGTGGCCGTATATGTCCTTCATGTCTCGCCAGACGCTCCACGGTATGCGGTAGAACTGCTCAAACTTGAAGCTCACGAGCACGAAGCAGCTCGCGCCCATTTTCTCGTAATTCTCCAGCAGCTCAGCCTGCCGATCGCTCACGGCAGAGGCTTCGATCTTGTCGGCGTCTGTATGTTTGGCCTCGAAGGCAATACATCGGCCGCCGTTGAGTATTCCCTTGTAGTCGTTCTGGGCTTTCTTGGTGAAAACCGCGACATATTGGCCGCGTCTGCGATCTCCGTATGGTTTCAGCGGTCGCATGGGCTCCGGCGTTTTCTCAATGTCCGCAATATTCTGGGACCGGTAGTAGTTGCACGCTGCGGAGATCATATTCTCGAAGCGTTCCCCGGCATATTTAGCACGGCGGCCCTGCTGCCGGCGCTCATACTCGATATTTCTCTCGGCTTCGCACGGTGTAGGATCCGGGTAGCCCTCTGAATTTCGTCCGTTGCTCATATCACGCGCCCCCTCTCAACATAGAGCTGCCGTTTTTCAGGCTGTTCGCAATCATTTCGCCGAGTTCTGAGGCTTCTGTCGGATCTATGTTGATATGAACCGCCGTAACCTCTCTGAGGCTCTTGCCAGCCTCCATATCTGAGGAGCTGGAGCCCGCAACGCAGGCCGAGCTTTCTTTCCTCCGGGTTGGTGTCGTCCACAAACTGCGTAAAATACACATGTGGGGCGATCGGCAGCAGGCCGTCATTCATTGCCTTGCGGCAGTATTCCTGCGCCTTGATGATGTTTTTCTCATAGTCACCGCGACACGGTGAGCAAATATAGGTTAATTTCATTCGGTGTCCTCCTAACATGGACCGCCGTCGCTGCCTTTGAACGCTCCCGCAGGAAAGTCCCAGAGCTCTGACGGGGTGGTAATTTCGTCTACTGTAAATTTTCCGCTTATAATCTGCCGGATCGCCTCGACTGCTGCATGGCAGACGCAACTCTCAGCGTCTCCGACGTATTCCTCTAGGCCCTTTTTATTGTCGAGAGTGAAGCCCAGACGCTCCTCGTCGTTTTTCACTGCCTCAAATTCTTCGGGGAATAGCTCGCGGATTCCGGCCCAGTGTCTCGGTAGCGAAAAAATGCACATCATACACGAGCACCGGTTCCAGCCGGCAGAGTAGCAAGGGTGGGGCGTTGTTCGGTTCCTCTTTATCACTTCCCAGACGTCCCGCTCTGAATAATCAATAACAGCCCTCCACTGGTGTACGAGTCTATGAGCCTTTGCGGTAGCGTTTGACCGGTGGATCTCCATTTCGTTGTATTTCGAGCGCCCGGAGCTTTCGCCTCGGCGTTCTCCAGATACGATCAGGATCTTTTTATCCTTGCTGATTGTTTCGAGGTTCCTGATCGTCGCGGCAGCTACGTCTATTTTCAAGTAACCGCTGCACCAGCGGCGCATTAAGTCGCCAGCTTTTGCCGGGAACTTCATGCGGTAGCCGTATGACTTTAACTCCTCAAATTCCTCCTCTGTAAAATCGTCGGCCAGTTGTTCGCGGAGCTCTTGGCTCCTGAGCTGCTGCTTTGACTGGCTGCAGGTTTTGACTTCTCCGTCCTGCATGTACCGGATCGGATAGCTTGCGCCGACTCTG